GCTTTCCATCCTCATGTTGTTCGACTGGCAGGTGGCCGAGCAGCTTGGGCAGGGTGGGGCGCGATGACGCTTACGCAGGATGTGGATCTGCTTCAGAAGGCCCTCATGGAGGCGTGCCAAGCGATCGTTCGCCAGCGCGAAATCATTCGCGACCTGAAGGCCTTTCTGAAGGCAGCTGTTGATATCGCGGAAGAAGACAAACTTCGGTTCGATGTCCGTTTGGCAGCTTTGCGAATCGCGAGTGGCGATCCTGCCGAGTGGGACGTTGAGGCGCTCGCTGGGGTTAGGCGGCAGAAGGGCGAGACCGAGGACGCCTACGACCGCGACATGCGGGATCTGTTCGCGACCCGGGAAGACATGACTCCGTGAGAGACACCCAGCTCCAGCGCCTCTGGCGGCGGGTGTGGAACACCCTGGCCTGCGGACAGATCACCACCACCAACGACTCCGGCCCGACGCTCACGGCCGAGATGCAACTGAGCGCCATCGAGAAGCGCAAGGCGACCAAGATGGTGCAGCAGTTCGGCTTCGCGTCGAACCCGCCCGCCGACACCGACGCGGTGCTGCTGTTCCTCGGTGGCGACAAGACCAACGGCCTGATCATCGGCACCAACTTCCAGCCGGTGCGCCCGCGCAACCAGCGCGTCGGCGAGGTGACGGTCTACAACAACTACAGGATGACCGCCGCCTTCACCAGGGACGGCATCACCATCAACGCCGACGGCGTGATCATCGACATGGTGACCGCGAGCGGGCTGGTCCACATCACCGCGCCGGAGCAGCTCCTGGTCGACACCAGGGTGACCCGGGTCAATGCCTCGGACAGCACCACCGTCGAAACCGGGACCGCGACCGTCGATGCCACCGCGTCGGCCACCGTGACTGCGCCTTCGATCACGCTCGACGGCGGCCTGAACATCGCGCTGCGCGCGCCGAGCATCTCGGTCAGCACCGCGAGCCTGCTCGGAGCTGGCCGGTTCGGCGCGAGCGCGGGTGCCGGGGCGCTGACCGTGACCACGGGCCAGGCGGTGGTGAACGCGGACCAGGCGAACGTCACGGCGACGAGTTCGGCCGGCGTCGCCGCGCCGGCCGTGACCCTGGATGGCAGCACCAGCATCGGCCTGTCCGCCCCCACCATCACGATCCTGGCGAGCGGCGGCAGCGTCAACGTGAACGCGAACCAGGCCAACGTGAGCGCAAGCGACGTGACGGTCGGGTCCACCGGCAACATGACGCTGAACGGAACCACCATCAGCCTGAATGCCTCGGCGAGCATCGGCCTGAACACGCCCCAGGTGAACGTCAGCGGCCAGGTCGCCGCGGCCGGCGACGTGTGGGCCGGGGCGGCCAGCCTGAAGACGCACATCCATTCCGGCGGTGCCATCAACGGCCTGACCGGGCCGCCCTTCACATAGGCCGCCACGGATGGACATCGCCGTCGCCTGGGACACCGCCCGTTTCCGCGGCGACTGGACCATTGCGCGCGGCGCGCTGGGCGTCGATCCGGGCATCCGTTCCGCCGTGCTGCTGTCGCTGTTCACCGACCGCCGCGCCTCGCCCGACTTCACGCCCACCGACGGCACCGACAACCGGCGCGGCTGGTGGGGCGATACCTACGAACCCTCGCTGCTCGGCTCGCGGCTGTGGCAGCTCAACCGCGCGAAGAAGACCGATGGCACCACCCTCCTCCTGAAGGCGCGGGACTACTGCAAGGAGGCCTTGCAGTGGCTGGTCGATGCCGGTGCCGCGGCCTCGGTCGACGTGGTCACCGCCTGGCACAACCCGACCACCATCGCGATCGGCGTCACCGTCGCCATGCCGGGCGGCGCCGCGATCCGGACGCAATATCTGTGGGCCTGGGGCGCCGCCTGAGCCGCGCGCGCCAGCCTCGCTCATGCGTCGTCGTCCCCGGAGGGATCGAGGACGGCAGCCAGCACGATGATTGCGATACAGACCAGAACCGCAATCCGGGACATGTCCGAAAGCGCAATCAAGGCCTCGACGGCAACCTGGTGCTTCATGCTTTTTCTCCTCCCGGGAGGAAGGAAAAGAGGAAGCCACGGCGAGGTGCCGCCTCGGATTCACCCGTCTTCCATCCATCGGGGCAGGTGAGCGGAATGCTTGCTTGTTCCCCGTTGCGGGGAACCCGCCATCCCGTACAACCGCCCGACCCTGACGGCCCTGCGCGACCAGGGCCTCCAGGATGTCAATGCCGCGCGCATCCAGGACGCCTTCGGCAACATCCTCGACGGGATGCTGCCGAAGGCAATCGTGCGCGTCCTGGTCTATGCGATCGCGGGGCAATCCTACGAGAACTACGCCTATCTCGACTGGATCTCGAAGCAGTCGATCCCCGCCACCGCCACCGGCGAGTTCCTCGCCGCCTGGGGCGGCCTGAAGGGGGTCACCCGCAACCCGGCCATCGCCGCGACCGGCAGTGCGATCTTCGTTGCCGGCCAGGATGCGGCCGCACCGGCGGTGATCCCGGTCGGGGCGCGGGTCGTGCGCACCGACGGGGTGGCCTACACCACCACCAGCAGCGCGAACATCAACCCCGGCGGCCAGGCCTCGGTCTCGGTGGTGGCCGCGACGCTCGGCTCGGACGGCAACGCCGCGGCGGGAGTCGGCATGATGCTGGCCGATCCGATCGTCGGCGTGCAGACGGTGGGCAGCGCCGGGACGCCGCTGCTGGGCGGCGTGGACCAGGAAACCGACGAGGCGTTCCGCACCCGCATCCTCCAGGTCTACAGCCTGCCGCCGCAGGGCGGCTCGCGCAACGACTATCTGGAGTGGGCGCTGGCCGTGCCGGGGGTGACGCGGGCCTGGATCAACCCGACCGGGGGCGGCGTCGGCACCGTGCTGCTGTACGTCATGTTCGACCAGTCCGAGGCGGCGCACAACGGCTTTCCCCAGGGCACGGATGGCGTGGCCACCGCCGAGCCGCGCGGGCCGACCGCAGCGGGCGACCAGCTCGCGGTCGCCAACGCGATCCTGCCCAAACAGCCGGTCACCGCGCTGGTCTACGCGCTCTCGCCGATCGCCAGCCCGGTGAACTTCTCGATCGCCGGTCTCGGGACCAGCAACACGCCGGCGATGCAGGCCGCGATCAGCGGTGCGCTGTCGGACATGTTCCTGCGGCTGGCCAATGTCGGCGGCACGGTGCAGCCGGCCACCGGCTATGCGTGGCCGCCGATCGAGCCGTCCGCGTGGTATGCGGCGCTGGAGGCGGTGCCGGGCCTGACCGCCTTCACCGTGACCGCGCCGGTCGCGCCGCTGACGCCGCTGCCGGGGAACCTGTTCACGCTCGGCACCGTCGGCTTCGCGAGCTGAGCGGTGCCGGCGCCGGTCTTCACCGACGCGGATTTCCTCGCCGCGTTCCAGGCCCTGCTGCCGACCGGGCCGATCTGGCCGCGCGAGCGCGACAGCGTGCTGGTGCAGACGCTGGCGGCGCTGGTGCCCGCCTACACGCGGCTCGCGGCGCGCGCCGGCAACCTGCTGGTCGACGCCTTCCCGGTCGCGCCGGTCGAGCTGCTGGCGGAGTGGGAAGAGACGCTCGGCCTGCCCGACCCGTGCGCCGGGCCATCGCCCACCGTCGAGCTGCGCCAGCAGCAGGTGGCCACGCGGTTCCTCGGCATCGGCGGCCAGTCGAAGGCCTACTACATCGAGGTGGCGGCGCGGCTCGGCTACGCCATCACCATCACCGAGTTCACCGCCTATCGGTTCGGCGAGACCTTCGGGGTGCCGATCCCCGGCGCCAACTGGGCCTTCGCGTGGCAGGTCAACGCGCCGAGCTTCGCGATCGAGGCATTCCAGTTCGGCCGCGACGTGTTCGGCGACCCGTTCGCCGCCTGGGGCAACAACCTTCTCCAGTGCGAGCTGCAACGCCTCGCCCCGGCGCACACCGAGGTGGTGTTCTCGTACGGCGCCGGGCCGTCGCTCGGCGGCCTGCCGCCGCCGGTCGTCTATGCCGCGCTCAACGTCACCCAGGCGCCGCAGACGCTGAACGCGGCCGGCCAGGCGCCGGCGGTCGGCGTGCTGGCGGTCACGCAGGGCGCCTGGACCGCCGGCACGGCCGCCGCACCGAGCCCCTACTCGGCCGACTTCTCAACCGATTTCGGCACCAGCGGCACCTCGCCGACCGCGACCAGCCCGTTCAGCGGCGTCTTCAGCGGCGCCTTCGGCCGCGGCTGAGGAAAGGCGATCGTCTCATGCGAAACCTTCGGTAGGACGACCGGATCGTGGATCGGCTGATCGCTGCCAACTCGGTCCCGGCCGGCCAGGCCGACCTGGCGCCCACCGTCGGCACGCCGCAGTTCGCGACCTCGGGCAACCCGGCGACCGCGACCCCTGCCACCGTCTTCCCGGCCTATGCCTGGAACGCGGTGCAGGAGGAGCTGATCGCCGTCATCACCGGCGGCGGCCTGACGCCCGACCGGACCAACAATGCGCAGGTGGCATCGGCGATCCGGGCGCTGGCCTCGATCAGCAACGTCCAGGTGTTCCTCGCCAGCGGCACCTTCACCGTGCCGGCCGGCGTCTCCGCCGTGGATGTGCAGCTCTGGGGTGCCGGCGGCGGGGGCGGCGGCTGCGGCGGCCTGACCTTCAACTTCGGCTCCGCGGCCGGCGGGGGCGGCTATGCGCGCCGGCGGATCAGCGGGCTCACGCCCGGGGCGGCGATCGCGGTGACGGTGGGCGCCGGCGGGGCCGGCGGCACGATCCCGCCCTCGAGCGCGGGCACGGGGGGGACCAGCTCGTTCGGCTCGTATGTCTCCGCGACCGGCGGCGGCCCCGGCCTGGCCGGTACTTCGGGCGGCACGCCGGGTGCGTGGGGCGCGGGCGGCTTCGGGGTCGGCGGCGATCTCAACGTCTCCGGCCAGCCGGGCGGCCTCGCCTGGGCCAACACCACCGGGTTCTGCGTCACCGGCGGCGGCGGCACGTTCGGCGTGTCGATGGGCCAGCCGATGACCGCGCCGGTGCCGACCAACGGCGTGGCCGGGCTGTTCCCGGGCGGCGGCGGGGGTGGCGGCAACACCGCCGCGGGCGGCCAGACCTTCGGCGGCGCCGGCGCCGCCGGCCTCGTCATCGTGAGGTGGTGATGGCCACGTACGCGCGCATCGCCAACGGCACGGTGGTCGAGATCTTCGCCACCACCGGCAACATCGGCCAGATGTTCCACCCCAGCCTGGAATGGGTCGACATCACCGCGCAGAACCCGCAGCCGCAGGTGGGGTGGACCTACAGCGGCGGTGCGTTCGCGGCGCCGCCCGCCGCGCCCGCGCCGACCCCCGCGCAGCAGGCGCTGGTGGCGCTCGGCGCGGGCTGCGCGATCACCAGCGCCAGCAATCCCCAGCTCAATGCCACCTATCCGATCGACCCGGCCACCCAGACCCGCATCATCGGCGTGCAGGCGCGCATCAATGCCGGCCTCGGCCTGCCCAACGGCGCCGCGACCATCACCTGGCTCGACATCAATGGTGCGCCGCACCATTTCACCGCGGCGCAGTTCACGGCCTTCGCCGCCGGCGTCTCGGACTACGTCTACGGCCTCGACCTGGTGATGGCCGGGCAGGGCACGACCCTGCCCACGCAGCCGGTCGGCATCGCCTGAAATTTGCCCGCTGGATGGCCTGGTCGTAGCCCTGATCAGGCGATGACCCTTCACGGGACAAAATCGGGCCTGGGCGCGAAGCGAGCGACAGGCCCTGCCCTTGCGCTCTTCAACATCATTCGCCGCAAAGGCATCGAAGCCATCCTGTAGCCATCGGGCTTTCTGCTTTCCCGCGGCTGCGAGCCCTCCTGCCCAGCCGCCGGGCAGCACAATGTCAGGTCCCTTGTGGAATCTATTTGACAATGTTAGG